ATTCAGTGTGACCTACGAAATCACCTTGTGTTGGGATATCTTCCATTGCAACGGAAGTATCAAAGACTGTGTTATACATATCCCAGCGTTTGAGAACATTACCTTCCCAGATAATGTCAACTGGTTTACCTTCTTGTCCACCTTTGTATGCAATATCCGTAATTACTCCTGGAGTAATAACTCTATCCCAAGAAGCTTCAGTGGCTGAGATATTATATTTAAATCCATCGTAAAAGAACTGCATGAGTTCCGGAACCCAAGCTGCGCGCACACTGTTTTCTTCAAACAGAGCTTGCATTTGTGTTGCTTGATCCATATAAATTGGGTCAGCTTGCACACCAAAGATTGGGTAATCATTCAAGAATACTGCACTTTGATAAGCTACAGCACTCACAACCTGAGGCTTAATGATGGGAATAGTGATGTTTTGAATACGGTTACTATCACCCCTACGATTGAGTGTAGCTGCACGTAAATGCTCGGTAGTTAAATCCTGTTCTCGAAGATACGCAAGATCAATTGTACGCATATGCTCACGAAAATCCCATTGGTGGGAACGATTCGTGCGAATTGCTTTGTGATACTTAACTACAGCAGCTTGTGCTTCAGCTGTAATCTGGTGAATTGTAGGTGCTGCCATAATAATTATTGGGGTTAGTTTTAAGGTTTGGTAGGCAAATCACGCAACAGTTTGGTATCACTTGTCTGCGGAGTATCACCACGCTTAAGAATACTTAGGACTTTTGCACCTAAGTTATTTAAATCTAAATCCATTGCCATCTGGGTGAAACGAGCTTCTTGCTCACCACGAGAGTTTTCATACCTACGACGCGCCTCAGTTTGGAGATTGTTATATTCCGTTTGAAGCTTTCTAGCTTCCTCATTCTTTCCCGCAGCGTGTAAATCAATAATAGCTTGCTTGCGCGCAGGCATATCATTGGGGAGGTGCATTTGAACATTAGCTCCCTTAGCCCAACCAAATAAGCTTTGAATTGCATGTTGGGATTCATGTAGAAATGTAGAAAGTATGCCTTTATCAGTTTGATCAAGATTAAGAGCCATGTCCTTTGAACCAGTCATACTCCCTAAACGCTTATCACCTGGAGGAAATGCATCTATGAGCATACCCTTAAGCTGTGGAAGCACTTTAAAGAGTTCTGGATGACTCACTAATTCTTCGGCAGTTACTGTTTTTCCAGCCTGTAATTTAGCTAAGCCTGCATCATTAATGCTTGCACCAGCATCACTTAGAATTGTTTTAACATGCTTATCTAAATCCTTGTAACCACCGAGAGCATTGAAGGTTTCAGCTTTGGAAGCCCCAGCGGCACTCATTGTAAGAACTTCTTTATATAATTTAGGTAATGCAGGAATAATCATTGCCTTAGCTAATGTTCCAGCAACTGCTTTACCAGCACCACCAAAACTAACTAATTCCCCAGCAGCCATTTCAGAAGATTCATTAGGTTTTAAACCAGTGGTTTTTTCTAGGACTGTGTCACCAAGGGAGGCAGAAACACCATTAGATTTCTTCAATGCATTTGCAATTAACCCAAGTACAGGATTATTAGCTTTTGCTGCTGTTTCAATGGTGTTGAGAATGTCAGAAGTGTTTGCTTTAAGTACACCAGTACCAAAGTCTTTAAACCGTGCACCCATGCGAGCATTCTCACTTGCCTGCATGTCCGCAACCATTTTCTGCTGTTCAGCTGTAAGTGCCATAATTATTGCGTTCCTAGTTAGAAACAAACATTGTCAGCTGAACTGAGCACAGGAATTGCATCATATTCCTGCATCTCAATCGTAAGCCCGCTAAGAATATATTCCCCGTACTCAGCTACAACTCTCATTGCATAGGTAAGTAAATCAAGGATACCATCCACATTAGTGGTCTTAAGTGGATTGAAGGCTGTGATTTGTGTGAATACTTGTGCGCGCACATCATTGCTAAGGTATTGCTCAGGATCATTTCCTGTGAGACCTTTAAACATTGTTAGGATACGAGAATTCTTTGAGATTGAGCCACTATAAATGTCCGCACAGGTGATTCCACTGATACCTTTTTCCTTACACGCTCTATTAAACCAGTAAAGATGTGAGTATTGATATGCAGTTGATTCAACCACAACAAGTCTGCACCCGTTCTGTAGGCATAGTTTAAGCGTTTCATCAATGGTATCACCAGGGGAGAGGCGAGCATCAATGATTTTCTTACACACTGGTTTTCCATCAAAGATTTCAAAGTAACCAATGCTCACACTGTCACTGTTTGCTTTGTCATTTGATGGGTCAATGATTATGAAGTTACCTTGATTCTGTGTTTCAAATTCATATGGATTTTTAGGTATGTTTTCTAAGCTGATGAAACGATTTACACTTGCGTTTTCATCATTTAAAACTTCACTGTAAAAGATTTCTGGATGGCCGCTGCTTAAATCGTTTTCAAACTCACGCAGTAATTGTTCAATAGGCTGTAATTCTTCCCACAAGGATTCAACACGTCCATCAGCTTGTTGCACTAATCCACCTGCAATAAACTTTGTCCAAGTTGGATTACGTTTTAGTTTGCGAAGGAGGGAATGTTTGGTGGGATACATGTTCCCTATGAAGATAAATAAACAACCTTCAGGACTCTTTGCTTTCATTGCAGTTCCAAGCATCCAGGTTTCCAAACGCTCTGAAACAACCTCACTATCTGCATCATCCTTTGATTGGATATCATCAAACAGAATAATATCAGGACGCATATTCTCCAATGTGATACCACGAATATCACTGTTTGCGCCGGCTGCCATTAACACAATGTTGCGACCTCTGAAACCAAACCTCTTTAAATCCAAACGATCAGTTTCAACACCAGCTTTCCAATCACCAAAAACTGCCTTTACATTTGATTCATCTAGCATTGCCATCACATCAGCAAGAATGTTATTTGCTTTTGCCTGAGTTCCGCAAATGATCAGAATGAATCTTTTCCCTGTAAAGAGCACGGCATAAGCAATAAAAATCTTCATTAGCATAGTTTTACCAAAACCTCGTGGCAAACCAATAGCTAATTGGGAAAAATCCCTGCGAAGATGCACGAAGGATAAGAGCCATTCCCAGATTGCTTTGAAAACTACAGGGAAACAATAACGAAATACTGTAGGCATTACAAGTGCAGCAAGGAAATCAAGGGAATTCTTTGCTGCTTGCTCGACTTCGGAAACATTAAAAGACTCTTCCCGAAAGGTTTCCTCTTCTGGAGTATTTTGCATTACATATGTAACAGCACTTCCACGCTTTTCTGGTGCTGGAATATCAAAACCTAAATCTTCTGGATTGACTGCCATTTAAATAGCCCTTTTGGAAAGAATCAAACTAATTTGCAGGAGACGATACTGCGCCGCAGCTTTATTAACTGCATGCAAGCGCAGAGCTTCTGCCGCATCCACAGGAGTCTTCACAGGGAAATTAACCCCGGGAGGTAACTGCGTGCTCAACATTGTTTGTAATTGTTGCGGGAGTGGTTTGCACATCTAGGGTGCCTCGCTCATTCTGTAAGAGTGTCTTCATTGTAGCAGATTGCACAGTGACTAGTTGCTGTTCACCTGCTTGGATGACTTGATTTTGTGAGTTCTTTTGGAACTGATTAATGATTTGCACTGGCATTACAAGTTGCACAACCTCTTTGCGAGTTGTAATGCTTTCCGGGGCATTAACACCGCGGCGCTTAGCTGCATTAATCTTTACAAGTGTGGTTACTACTTCCATTGGCCGCGTCATGTATTCAACCATGTCCTCAAGTTTCCCAATTAACTTATCTTCTAAGTTATCATAACGAGAATCTCTCGAAGTGTGCTTTGTAAGGTTAGTAAATTTTAATTCATTGACTCTTGAAGTGTATTCCGGATCAGCTAATAATTGGGAAATAGCACTGGGAGTTACTCCAAGCGCAGCTGCTACTTGCTCAGTTGAGACATTTTGCCCTAGGAGGGCTAGCGCGCGCTCTGATGTTGTAGTGGTAGTGCTATTTCCCATGATTGTGAAGTGCTTTTGGGTGGCTGGATTAGGGTTATTATGGGGGAAGTGGGTTATAAAGGTGATTTGGGGATACCAATGCAAGGAAATTTGTTGGTGTGGAATGAATTAATTAAATTGATTTAGATTTGTTTTGAAAAAATTTAGTAAAATTTGATTTGTTCTTTAGGATAGACCACCAACAAAACCTAAAAAAGCCCTTCACCCCCTCCAGCTTGATCCCCACATGAATACGAATCATTCTCATTGCCAGCCCCATTCACATGCACTCAGTCTCAATCAATCCCATATCTGCGCTCACCTTGAGGTTGTGACGAATTTTGCGAGGTGCTGACACTTTGTGCCGCACTCCTCCTTGTACGTGTGACACTTATTGACGCTTTGTGTGGTATTACTGCCGAATTCAGATTGTTTTGAGGCTGGCACGCTGATTGCTACTAGTTATGCATCCTGGAAATGGTTCCAGGTTCTGGAGAGTGCGATGCAAGCTTATACACTTATCTATGTGGTGCTGACGGGGTCTTTAGCTTTGGGGCTCTCATTCTCACCATTAGCTCCTTGATTGATTGGCTCACTCAATAACTGAAACGATCAGGAAACACAACCATGAGAACCATGTTTAATTCAGCTATCACACCGAAAGGTAACAGTGCCTTTAGCTTTGCATCTCAAGAGGACGCAGATACTGAGGCTTTGAAAATGGATGAAGCTAATTGCATTAATTGCATTAATTGCATTAATTGCACTTATTGCAGTGATTGCAAGGATTGCGATAATTGCACTGATTGCGATAATTGCAAGGATTGCAGTGATTGCACTAATTGCAAGGATTGCACTAATTGCAAGGATTGCATTAATTGCATTAATTGCGATAACTGCGATAATTGCATTAATTGCAGTGATTGCAGTGATTGCAGTGATTGCGATAATTGCGATAACTGCAAGGATTGCAGTAAGTACATTAATTGCACTAATTGCTTTAGTTGCACTAATTGCAAGGATTGCATTAATTGCGATAATTGCATTAATTGCATTAATTGCAGTGATTGCAGTGATTGCAGTGATTGCAGTGATTGCGATAATTGCATTAATTGCAGTAAGTGCATTAATTGCACTAATGCCACTAATTACGCTGATTGCATTAACCACCACAGCTGAGGAATCAAATTATGCAAACAAAGTTTAATTCAGCTATCACACCAAGAGGTAATAGCGCCTGTAGCTTTGTATCTGTAGCGCAGGCAGAATTTAGAGCAGCTGAGCTTGATAAACGCAACTGCACTAACTGCACTGATTGCTATAACTGCACTAACTGCGATAATTGCACTGATTGCTATAATTGCACTAACTGCGATAATTGCACTGATTGCACTGATTGCGATAATTGCGATAATTGCACTGATTGCGATAATTGCACTGATTGCGATAATTGCTATAACTGCACTCATTGCGATAATTGCATTAATTGCGATAATTGCGATAATTGCTATAACTGCATTAATTGCTATAACTGCACTCATTGCGATAACTGCACTGATTGCTATAATTGCACTCATTGCGATAATTGCATTAATTGCTATAACTGCACTGATTGCGATAATTGCCATAGCCAACACAACTAAAGGAAACCATACCATGAGCATTTCAAATCGTCACTCAATTCTCCCCTTCATTGCTGCAACCTCAGCACCATTGCACAATCAACGCCTTGCGAAAATCACATTCAAGGGAAGGAATAATAAACCCGCACAGTTCCCGAGTGTTTGCGCCAGTCTCCCCATTATCACAAATGCGGAAGCAATTGCAGCACTCCAGCAATATCCCGAGCTTCTTAATGCAACACTTTCGAAGGTGTTTGAAGCAACCCAGGATGAGATTATTCGTTCACTCTACGTAAGCACCAAAGCATCACTCGGAAGTGTGAGTGATGAGGAAATATCCATTGCTGCAATCAACGCATTTATAAGTGCATCCTCAGCAAGTGGAAGGCTCACCAAGGCTCTGATTGAATCCTGGTTTGATACTGAAGCATTGGATATTGTTGCAGCATTGCTTTGCAATAAACTCGGAATTGTGATTCCGGAAAGTGGTGTGCTCGGTGCAAAGGAAAGCGAAATGATCGAACCGCACCTTGCTGGATGGAAGGAGGTTTTTAGTTCGCTGAGTGGTGGTGCTACTGTCCTTCTCCCCAAGCAAATCAATAACCTTAAGATCGTTCTTTCGCAATGTGCAGAAGAGGATGCAATTGCAGGTAAGTTGCTTGAGAGGCTGAATGTGATGGAAAAGCCCAAGCTTGAGAAGGTTGCATTGTTGGATTTGGGATAAGC